ATTGTTCTATTCCAGTTATAGACAAACACTCGCTTGTTTTCGAATATCCATTTGTCGTACTTGTTTTTCCAGTACAAAAGGTCGTTTACTAGTTCGACGGTACCGCTTCCCTCGATAGCAAACCCTAGCTGCGTATCCTTGTTATCTATCTGAACACCGAATTGACTGGTGCTTAAGATCATTGGTAACCACTCAACCGAGAAACCAGTAGACAAATCGTATGCAGCCTTTACCCCAACGTTTGAGTAAAAGTTTTTGAAAATCATCGCAATGAAAACAGTGTTTGGATCTACGCTACCAGTGGTTTCCATGTAAAGAGTTTGGTTGGCTCTATCGTGGTAAAACTTCTCAGCGGCAACGGCACCTAGTGAGGAGACTTCGGTTAGCGCGGTACCGTCCTCGGTAATGCTGACAATCACCGGAAAATCAAAGCTGGTTATCTTGTAAACGTCCCCGTCATGGGAAATCCAACCGACTAGGCGCTTTGCGGCCTCTACAATAACAAGGCTTACTTTCTCACTACTTGCAGCATTTTTAAAATCATCGTAGTCAGCAAAAGCCATCTAAAACGCCTCTACAACATCAAAACCCGTATCAAAGTATTGTCCAAAAGAGTGAGTTAGCACTAATTCCTTCGCAAAATAACCATAAAGAAAGAACCGGTCTTTATCAAATAGGCTGGCCGTTGCATCTAGTGCCACGGCAAATGGAGTGGTCCGGCCAAGCGTGTTGTAAATAGTGTACAACGTTTCGGCATCAGCTTTCGGTAATGCGGCATAAAGAAAAGACAATAACCGTTGCTTGGGGTAGGTGTCGCCGTACGAGTGTCCATATGGGGTTATTGTGGTTTTGCTATTATCAATCACCGTGTTAGTAAAACCCCTTTCCGGTACCTGGGTTAGTTGGGTCGCATTAGAAACGATAAGTACGGGCGCCTCGACATAAAGGTTTGGGTTTGCCCGATCGACTATTTGGAATCGGACCCATCGATACTGTTGGGTAGAGGCGAAAAAGTGCGTGTACAGTCCATAAGTAGAATCGAAGGAAAGTGTTTCATCTACGGTAGGGCTGGACCATGCGTCCGAGGCGTGGGCTTGGAATTTGACAACGGCTGATCCTGATAGGGTTTTACCATCGACAGCATCAAACAGATAAGCAACAGAATCAAAATCTGTAGTAGCTCCAAAATCATATTTGACCCATTCCTCGGTATGGAGGGCAACCGTGTCCGACGTATAGGTAAGTGCCGAAGTATCATCCGCCGCCAATGAAAAGCCAATGCTCGCCCCCACAGAAACTAATGTATTGGTTCCCGAATCCCAAAGCAGAGAGAGGGGGTCTCCATCGGTTGCTATCGTGAATTTCCCCGTTCCCGAAGCATAGGAAACCGTGTACGTATCGCCGCCCGCCGAATCAAGCTGTGTCTTTATCTCGGTCGCAATCTCGGCCGGTGTGTACGTGTCACTCGAAATCGTGGCAGTTAACTCTCCCCCGCCTTCGTCAAAGTCTAGCTTGTTATTCGTTGCGTCAATAACAAAGTTTCCCGAACTGCGCCAGGGGCGGGTCCGAAAGTGGTGTTGCAGGTTGGTTGCCGGGAATTCCGTATTGGCTGAACTGGTGGTAAGCGTGTACGCGGTGTCCCAAAGTAGGTTGGTATCTAAAATCCTGAATTCACTCATATCGCCAGGGCCCTTCCACTGTCTATTTCATCCTGTAACACGTCTACGATGGTCTGACCGCCCACGTTGACCACTGGCGCAGGCCTTGCCTTTATCACGGCAATCAAAGTATCCAGGCGGGGTCCTATGCCCGTTGCATCCTGTAAAAACGCGGTCAGATCCTTGTTCTGTTCCACGTTGACCACTCTTTCGCCGCTGGTAAGACGCGCCGCGAAAGAATCGTTGGGAAACCCGCTGGGAACCTCTGTCATTCCAGTCTGTAAGGGAGTGCCTCTAATAGCGGCAACCCTACCAAGCCCTGCCGCTATTGCGGCCGCCGCCGCTGCAATTCCCAGTGCCGGACCAATAAACGGAATCGCAGCTAAACTACTGTAGGCTTTTTGTGCGCCGGAATAGGTTTCAATAATCGTAGAAGTTATGGCGGCCGTTTTTCCAATAGCTCGCATGGTGTTGGATTTAGCGTTTTGAAAAGTGGCTAGATCAGAGAGCGCCTTTTTGCCAGCGTCCATTCTGTCTTTTTCAATCGCCTTTTCCTCTTTCATCCGTGCGTCGTATTCCTTGAGCCGTTGGTTTTCTACTTTCGTTTGGTACTTCGCAAGGGCAGCCTGATCCTTTAGCTTAAGTTTCTCAAATTTCTTATCGTCTTTTCTGAGTGCTTCCAACCAAACGCGATGGGCTTCAATTTGTTCAAAGTATCTCAGCTCATCAATCTCGACCATCATCTCTGATTCGGCAATGAGCCTGGCTATTTTGAGGTCTGTCGCTTCCTGTTCAACTGCGGTCTCCTCTTTTTTACCATCAATAAGACGTTCCGATTCCTCGTCGGTTATTTCACCGGCGGCCTTGGCAGCATCGGCCATAGTTTGAATTGATGCAGTAATTTTGTCGTAATACGTTGCATTTTCATCGAAGGCCTTAAGTGATCGTTCTAAGTCTACTGATTTTTTTGCCGCTGATTCGGCGGCCTCTGTATAACCCCAACTCTTACCGGTTGCCCGCTCAATCATAGAGCCGGTTGCCCAGTAAGCGCCCGCAACGTCAATTACTCCCTTCGACGTGGAAAGAAACGTCTTATGAGTTTGACGTATCACTTCCATAAAGATTTCTAGTGCTTTGATCGAGAATAATATGCCGTTAGTGACCCAACCGCTCATAGCCTTGCGGTTTCCCTTGATACCGCCAGTCATCTCTCCAAAAACATCGGTAACCGTTTGAATAACCGCTTGTAACGCCGGGTTTTGAGTAATAGCAAAACCTACCTCCTCTTGGAGATCGCCAAACACATTTCCCATTTGCGCTATTGCGCCGCTATAGGTTTTGGCTTTTGCGGCCGCACTACCTGCAAATTCATCGGCTAAAATCCTAGTCGCTTCACCGGCTGCAAGTTGTTCCTTGGTAAGCTTGCGAATCGCGGGAGAAAAGTTAGCAAGATCGCCAGCACTACCCTGAACACCACGACCCAAGCGGCGAATGGCCTCTGTGAAAGATAAATCAGCGGCAGCGGCAAAATCCAACGCTGTTTTGGTTAACTCTTTTGCCTCATCGGCGGTCTTTACATAAGTTTGTGCTAGGGCGACACCTTGAATAATTGCCTCATCGCCTATAATAGTTTGCGCCTGCAAAGCACTAGCAAAATCTTGGATACCTTGGCTTGCCTCCTCTGAATACTCGCCGGCTGCAATCAACGCAGTATTGAGAGAATTGATAGCGTCCTCTTGGACATTTGCGGCCGCCACACCATCGACAACGAACGTGTTAAATAAACCACTCGCTACCGAGGTAAGCTTTTGGAATGCACCGATGATTGCAGCGCCACCAACTACGCCAGCGGCAACTTCAAACGCTCGTTTGAAACTACCCATCGCACTAGAGGATTCCTTGGCAAACTTATCAACCTGCTTCCCGGTATCCTTAAGAGTTTTCTTTAGGTTACCTTTAGCATCCAGTTCTAAAATCAATTTATCTGCCAAGTGGTGCCCCCTTCGTTTTGTCCCTGGAACGTTGCGATTCGAGTTGTCGGATTTCTTTCCTTACTTTGTAGTCATCTACAATCCGAAAGATTTCCATTGCCTTGGTAGGTTGCTCCATCAATGACCCAGGAAACGGCAATACTCCCCGAGCGTAATTGTCATAAATGCTTATCCACTGATGGCACGTCTCTGAATAGAAATTTCCAATACAGGTATGGAATCCGATCTCGTTATCGATATGATGGTATTGCACCTTGGAAACAGAGAAACAGGCCTTTGATTCCCTTAAGCGGTGGTTTCTTTCCTTGTAGTCTGGAAGGTGTTTATCTTTTAACTGGCATTGGGAGCAAACGAAACGATCATCCTCAACAGCTTTGAGGGTTGCCTTTAGTCGGACCCACTCCTCATTTGTTACACTCGAAATTTCGTCTATTTTCAACATAAGGTAATGGCATACCGCTGTTATTAAGAGGTCTTTTTTTTTGTGTCTGCTACGTCCTTGATCACTTCAACGCCCGGAATATCGAACGTCAGAAAGCCCTGTATCAAGTCAGTCGCCGCCAGCGATAATTCCGTCCCCCCCGCAATCTGCATCAACGCCTGAAACGATTCGTCCGTAAGGTTTCCCTTATCGTCTTTTGTCAGTTCAAACGCTGTACCGTCCGGGTAAAAGACATCCTTGATTCCCTCAACATCCTTGATGCATAGCTTAAGCGTTTCGGCTGACTTGGCGATATGGTCAATGACCGGCTCGCCGTTCACTATGCGATGAGTGGAAAGCACTCGCATCCTATCCTCATAGGAAAGCGGTGCTATTTTGAAAACCAAGTCTTTTATCTTTACCGATACGGTATCTGTTGGTCTGTAAACAATCATATTTAGATCAGTCCCAAGTACATTTCCTCACTCGTGCCGGCGCTCCCCCGCGTGGCCTGAAACGACATCTCGTCAACCATGACACCGTCTAGCTCGGCTTCCTTGAATTCAGTGATAACACATTGCGGTAGATAAATACCAATAGCCGATCCCAAGGTAATTCCATTGGTTGATTCAGGGACATAAGCCTGAATAAAGAGAGAAAATTCAGCCGTGGTATCAAAGTTTGTGAAGTTGGTAAAAGACGTATCATCCATGTAAGGATTGAACGTGCCAGTAATAACTCGCTCGCTTACCCTTGATGCGGTCCTTCCAACTGAATCACACGCGTCGGAGATGTAACCAAGCGTGTTGGCCACATTCAAGCTGAACGTGTTGTACTCAAGCAATGTCCCGTCTTGCCACAAACAGGCGTTGAGAATGGTTGGCGGTACACCGGAATCGTATGATGGCGTATGCGGTGCCACTCCATCGGCCATTGTATAGCTGAAACCCTCAAGCGCGAAGTTAAGAGAGGCAATTTGCCCAGTGGAGAAATTGTCCAAACTCATCGATGTGACTTTACAACCGGCCGCTCCAAGTCGCTTGGTATTTGCCAAGTACTCGCTTACGGAAACCGAGATATGCCCGGTGTTGGCCGTGTAAAACATCGTTACTTTGGATATCACAACCTCGTTTGCTGGTGCGCCGCCTGTCAGTGCGAATGGAAATGTAATTGAATTCGTGTCAGTCCCTTCATCCGTTGCAGAGATGGGCCGGATTTCGAAGCCCCCTGCCTCCTTGACCAACACGATATCGCCAACCGCAAAAGAGGCGGCATCGCCATTTGTTAGTTCAATCTCTGTAGAACTGTGGGAGGCATCCTTGGAAGTCTTATTGGCCGCAACAGCGCGGGTAGCCCCAAGTGCTGATTCGAGCAACGGACTAAAATCAACGTCCGCTCCCTCGGTACCACTTGCCCGAAACTCTACGGGAAGCGAGCAGGTAACAGTTTGGATTCCCTGCCTTGGTGTAACCTTACCAGGCGATGAATTTAGGGTTTCCCTTACTAGCGTTTCCCTGCCTGGGGTAATACCAAAACCAGGCAATGGTTGAATGTAATTCGTTGCGGCTTGAGGGACAAGATACGTTCCCTCTACGGCCTCTTCCTGTGCCGCTACAATTGAAGTGTTTTTAATAGTTCCGGTTGCCATGCTTTCATTCCCCTTTCAAAAATTAAGATGCCTCTGCAAAGTCTGGTAAATCCCCAACTTCAATGTTTTCCCCAGTCCCATCAAGGTCATTTGCTGTTTCATCCAACACGGCATCAGCATTGGAAGAATGCGATCCGCTTTCAAAGCGCCACAAACCAACCCGAGTGCCAGCCAATGACAAGTCAGTGGTGTCCAGGGCGGTACCTGCATTAAATATGGCCGTAACGTTTGCCTGCGTCAGAATTGCAGTGTCAAATATTTCAACCTCATCAATGAACCCGTCCAACGGAAACCAGTCTGAATCCTCAAAGGAATCCCCAATTTCAAGGTCGGAAGTGCTGGAATAAATAGTACTAGCGTCCTGGGAGTTATAGGTCATGCTCCCGTCGAGGACACTATTGAAGTACATTTTTACGACGTTGCCGTCTGCCGTAATTGCGACATGCGTCCACGTATCGTCACTGATAGCAACGTCTGAAACGGCGGTAGTTGAACTTGTGTTCACGTCCCCCGTGTCAGAGTGTCGCCAGTAAAGACCCCCGGCATTATTCCAATACACGATGAAGCTATCTTCGGTGCCCGCAACGGCCTTACCAAGAATTCCCTGGTGAGCCGA